TCATTTCTCCAGCTCCCGCAAGCGCTTGAGAAACACCGCCAGCTGCTCGCGCGTGACGAACGAGCGGTACTGCTTGTTGCCGTTTCCGTCGCCCACGATCAGTCCGTTTTTCTCGGCCCACTCGCGCGCCTCCGCGCTCCAGTCCGCCGGCTCGCGCTGCGCGAGCGAGCGCCAGTAGCCCTCCATCAGCGTGTTGAACTGCTCCTGCGTCATCGTTTCCTCCTCTTCAAAGCGCGGCATCGGCGGCGGATACCGCCCCGCGCGCACCATCGACGAGGTGTATTTTCCGCCCCCGTCCCATTGAAAATGGGGCCGGTCGGGAAAGCTCCGCCAGTCGCCGCCCCAGGTGAAGCCCATCTCCTTGCCGAGCCTTCCCATCGCGGTAAAAAATCCCGGGTCGTCGTACTCGTGTCCCTTCACATTCTTGCAGATATCGAACGCCAGCCCCACGCCCTTTGCGTGGAAGGTCGGCACCGTCGCCGTCCTGGCCGCGTAGCCCATCGAGACGAGGTAGCGCTGGTATTCCGCGTCGCGCACGGTCTGCACCACCAGCACCGGCAGTCCCCGTGCCGCCGCGCGCTCGATCAGCGTGCGGCAGTTCACCGCCACATCGGCGCGCAGCTCGCCGATCTCCCGACTGTTATACATCCTCGTCCTTCTTACTCTGCGTGCCGAAATAAAACCCGATCACCGCCGTGTAGATCGTCATATAGTCCTGCGAGAGCGACCCGCAGCACTCCAGCACGCAGAACGTGATCGTCAGCGTGATCGTCACGATGCTCTTGACCGTAAAAAGATTTGTCAGCCGCTTGAGCGCCAGCTCCTTCATCCGTTCTCCTCCCATCCGTCGCAGTCCTGTCCGCTGCGCGCCTGTCTGCCGCAGGCGGCCTCAAACACGATGCCGCCCGTGGTGTTCTCTGCCTTTGCCTTGTTGTAATAAAAGCCCGCCGACGCGCCGTAGGCCCCCCAGGCGGCGCTCACCGTCGCCGCCACCCACGGCAGCGTTCCGAGATAGCCGTACCCCACCGCCAGCCGCGCCAGCGCGAAGCCCTCATAGGTGGTGTAGAGCACTACCGCGCTCTCGAGCAGGAGCAGCAGCTTGGAAAATGTCCACTTTCTTCTCATGCCGCCGCCCCCTGTGCCAGCAGGGAGAATACCGCGCCGAGCAGCAGATAGAGCACACGGTCAGCCAGCGCCTCCCAGCGCTTCCCCGGCTTTTCCGTGATGCTCTGCACCGCGTTTCGGATCTCCTTCACATTGCCCTCCACGCTCTCCTGCCGCACGGCGAGCACCTCCACCGCCGTTACCAGTTTATCCAGAGCGTCCTGTCTGCGTTCCACCGCCTCCAGACGCTTCGCGCAGGCGTACAGGCGCTCGTCGTTCTCCGTCAGGCGGACCGAGACCTCCTGCTCCGTCATACCGTCGGCACCGCCTTTTCAAAGCTCTCCCAGGTGTGCTCCGCGTCCTCGATGCCCTGCCACGTCCACGCGGCGGCCTCGCACTCCTTCCATGTCAGGAACCGGAAGTAAAAGTCCACCTGCAGATGGCACGGCATGATCTCCAGAATGATGTCGCGGATGCGCGCAAAGTCCTCCGGCTCGCCCGCCACCTGCGGGAAGGTCACACGCACCACGCCCTGCTCATCTGTCTCTGCGGCCACGGCGCGCACGCCGCAGCCGCTGATGGTCTGGTTGACCGCCTCGAGCGTAAAGCCGTCTCCCCCAACGCGCAGCAGCGACGCGATCGCCAGCCGGCGCAGCGCCGGCGTCGTGCGCGCGCCGACGCGGGAGAACAGCCGCTCGCGGCGGGAAAGCCCCTCGTCCTCCGCCGTCATCAGCACACCCTCACGCGCCGCCTTCTCCAGCGCCTCAGCTGCGGCGTCCAGTCCCTCGCCCGCGGCGTACAGCTCCGCACCGCTCAGGCTGCCCTCATCGAGCCGATAGACCCGCAGCGGGCGTAACAGCTCGCAAAGATAGTTGTAGTAGCCCATCGCCTCACGCCTCCGTCAGCTCACTGATCGTCACCGTGCCGAGCATTGGCAGCTCCGTCGAGCCGACCGCCACATCCGCCGCCGGTGCGGTCAGATGCACGTTCTCCACGCCCTCCACACCGCAAAGCAGCGTCAGCAGTCTCGCCGTCGTCACGCTCTTCCCCAGCAGCTCGCCGGTAAACAGCGCCTCCAGCGCGCTCTGCGCGCCGGCCTTGGCCTCGGCAAAGGTATACCCCGGTGCCGCCTTGAGCGCCGCCGTCACCGCCACCGTCTCGACCGCCGGCGCGAGCACCTTCACATCCACCGCGATCTCGCGCTTTTTCTGCAAGTCCGTCTCGACCGCCGCAAGCAGCGCTGCGTCCGGAACGCCCGCGTGCGTTGCGATCACCACGTTCACCGTCCCGATGCCGCGGGCGCGGCCCACCGCCTTCGCCGCCGCCACACCGGGATAGCGCATCGCCTCCTGCTCGTAATAGGCCGCGTTCGCGCCGTTCGGCAGTCGCTGATAGCTCGCCAGGACTCGCCCGCGCAGCGCCTCGTCGCTCTCGGCGTCGCAGCCGCCGGAAAACGCCGCCGGGTTCGTGCACTGCACCACGCCGATCGGCATCGCCGACAGCAGCGTGACCGTCCCCGCGATCACATTGCCGCCCGCGCCCGCCTCCACAGCCTGCGTGGGCACGTCGGCCCATTGGCTGCCCACGGCAATGGCCGCGTCCTCCGTCGTCTCAAAGCGCACGCCCTCCGCCGTCATGCACACCGTGCCCTTTTCGATCGGGCACGCCGCCGTTACCTTGTCCGCCGCGGCAAAGCGGAGGGTACCGACCGCCTTTTCCGCCGCCGCGCGCGTGATGCCGCGCGTTTCGGCATGATAGTCCAGATACATTCCCTGCGCCGTCTGCGGAAAGCTCTGGTCAAGCACCCAGTCTGCCTGCATCAGCAGCGACTGCAGCTCCGCCGCGAGCGCATAGAGGCGCACCGCGCTGTCGCAGCCCTCGCTCGGCACAAAGCCCGCTCTCTGCGCGAACGTGCCGCGCATCTGCTCATAGATCTCCGTCCATTCCTTCACCGTCTCTCACGCTCCTCTCACCGTCATCTCCAGCGCGGCGCTCTCGCCGTCCGCCGTCAGCAGCACGCGCAGGGCCATGACCCCGTCCCCGCGCTCCGTCAGCTCCACATCCTCCACCGTCAGCGCCGTTTCCTCCGCCAGCGCCGCGGCGGCGTACAGCTTCGCCGCGGCAGCCCGGGCCGACGGCTTCTCATGCCCGAGCCGATACAGCTCGCTCCCCAGCTCCGGCAGAAAGGGAAAGCTCCCTCTCCGCACGCTCAGCCGGAAGAGCGCGCGCTCAAGCAGCGCCTCGGCTCCATCCGCGCGCCGTTCCCCGCCGATGCCGTCGGCGATATAGTCTCCGTTTCGGATCTTCAGCTCCATTCCCGTCACCCCTCAGCTTACAGGCGGCACATACATTGCGCCGTTGATAAAGAGATCTCCCTCGATCTCCACATGGCCGTTCCGCCGCAGCGTGATGCTCGCGCCGCCGTCCTCCGCGTAGATGCGCACCTCGCCGTCGTCCAGATCGTCCTGCTCCCGCGCGGCGTCCAGCGAGCCGGCCACATACCGCTCCTCGCCGAGCGTGCCGCCCTTGATGACCAGCACACGCTCGCCGTTTTTCGGCCGCCACGCATACCCGCCAGGCGACGCGAGCGGAACGTTGCGCTCCTCTCCCCGGCTGAGCACGCCCGCCGTGCTTCCGCCGATGGTCACGGTGCCGCTCTCCGCATTTGTTGTCTCCTGCGGCTCCTCCGTCCGTCGGAGCCAGCCTGCTACCCACATTTTTTCATACCTCCCACAGTGTCAGCTCCGTCGTCTCGCCGCGCGCGGAGAGCGTATGCAACGTCTCGCTCACGCGGAACGTCCCCCGCACACCCAGCCGCGCGAGCGACAGTTCCACGCGGTCCATCGGCTCGGCGTCCACGCTCCCTGCGAGCGTGGTCGTCAGCTCCCGCGCATCCTCCGCGCTCTTCTCGATCTGATAGCGCCCCGTGTAGCGCAGCTCATTTACGCTCCGCGAGGGCACATACACCACGCGGCGGCAGCTCCCGCCCCGCGCGAGGAACGCCTCGTTCCGCACCGTCTGGCGCAGCTTCTTCGCGCGGTTCACCGCCGTCACCTCGGAGAGCACGCCGTACCGCCTGTCGCGGTACGACGCCTCGATCACGCCCTCCGGCTCCTCCAGCACAAGCCGGCGCCCTTCTGCCGCGCCGCGCAGACACAGCACGCCCTCCCGCGTGAAATACGGCGTCAGTCCACAGCGCCGCGCAAAGCCCTCAATGGCCTTCCACCGGCTCGATCCGCTCGCCACCGCGTATTCGCCCGTGCCGTACACCTCGCCGCGCGGCTCCCATGCCACGCCGCACGCCGCCGCGTGGTCCTTCAATATCTCGCTGAGCGCCGCGCGCTGATAGGTCACCGCCTCAGCCTCGTTGTCGAGCAGCAGCGCGGCCATGCCGCGCCCCTCGACCGTCAGCACCGCCCCCTCCGCGCCGCACACGGCGCTCCACTCGTCGATCACGCCGCGGAACCGCGTCACGCCGTTCTCCGTTGCCGCAAAGCGGCAGGCCGCCTTCAGCGCCTCCCCCATCTCGGCGCTGTAAAGGCACCTTGCCCGAAAGCTGTCGCACGGCACGCTGCCGGTGCGCCGCAGCCGCCATTCCAGCAGCGCCGGCAGCTCGTATACCTTGCCGTCGGCCGTTTCCACTCTGCCGGTCATGAAAGCCTCACCCGCTCTCCGGGATAGATCCGATTCGGGTTCGCGATCTGCGGGTTGAGCGCACACAGCGCGCGCACCGTTGTGCCGTTTCGCGCCGCGATGGCCCAAAGCGTGTCGCCCTGCACCACGGTGTGATACCGCGCCCCCGCCGTTCCCGCCGCGCTGCCGCCCGCCGCCGAAGTGCTCACTTCCTTCAGCGCCGCACCCTCGCCTCCTGCCTCGCAGAACGCGAAGCGGTAGCGCACATAGTCCGGCAGCGGCTCCTGCACGACCTCCAGCTCGGTGAAGTAAGCGCGCGTCGTCATCCACACCGGATGCACCAGCACGCCCGCGCCCCCTCCGTAAAACACCGTCGCCAGCCGCTTGAATTCCTCATACGCGCCCTCTCCGGCAAATTCCCCCTCGCCCTCGAGCACACGGCAGACCTGCCCGAGGTCCTGCGTCACGCTCCTGCCGAACGGCAGCTTGTGCTCCGCCACCACGCGGCGGAACGAAATGCGGTAGCTCCCGGGATTGCTCGGCCAGATGTAGTCCTTATATCGCATGGGCGTCAGTCTCACGTCCCCGCCTCCTCTCAGTAAAGATAGAATCCGCCGTCATAGCGCCGCGCGTCGCGCTCGATCTCTCCGCTCACGCTCCGCGCGGTGCGGAGGGCGTCTCCGCCCTCCGCCGAAACGAATGCCTCCGCCGCGTCATGCCTTCCCGCGCCGCTCTCCGGCGCGGCGGCGGATGCGCTCCGTTCCCCGCTTCCCCGCGCGCCGGCGTCCCCCGCCGCCGTGCGCGCGGATGTCGTTTTTTCTGCCGTCCGCCTTACGCTCCACGAACGGTCCTCCGCATCGGCGCGGCCCTCGCTCTCCTCCAGCTCCGCCGCCGATGCGCCCTGCCTGAGCCGCAGATAACGCGCCATGTCAAAGCTCTCGTTCACCGTCTCGCCCGCACGGAACGCCTGCGCGCCGTCCTCCCATGCCGCGTCAGCGGAGTCCTGCCCCTCGTTCTCTCCCGTGGGCACTCCCAGATACTGCCGCACCATCAGTCCGACCGCCGCAAGCATCGCCGCGCCGAGCTGCTCGGTCACGCGCCTTTGCTGCGCCGCGAAAACCGCATTGTCTCCCATCAGGCGTCCGTCTCCATACGCTTACAGGAGATGACCGTCACCTTTTCCGCCACCGGCTCGCCGAGCTTGCCCAGCTCCTCGATGTTGCTCCAGCGGCAATGGCTGTAGATGATGCGCTTGCCCGGGCGGCACACCACCACGGAAAAGTCGTCGAGCTCATAGAAGCTCACGCCGTCGCCGATGGCCTCGTCCGTCGCGTACAGGCGGCTGAGTTCAAGCGTATAGCGCGTCTGCCCGCCCACGGTCGCCACCGGCTCGCTCTCGCCGAAGGCCTCGACCTCGCGGCTCGTGCGCAGCGCCTTCGCGCTGTAGCCCTGCACCACCGCCAGCTTTTTGCCGTTGAGCTCCAGATAAATGTCCCGGCTCGTCGGGATCGTCATATTTGCCATCTCTCCGCCTCCTTACACCGTGATATGCGCGCTGAGGTAAATGCGGTTGAGCCCGTGCGCCACCGCGAAGCTGAACTCCACCAGGCACACCGTCGGATCGTCCTCCGACGCCTTCACGCTCACCTCGCCAAAGCTGTCGATGATCTCCTGCGCGCGCTTGTTTTCCAGCTCCACCATCACCTGCGAGCGGATCGCCGCGCGCACCTGCGCGGTGTTCTTGCTGCGCACGAAGCGCGCACGCAGCGACGCGCGCAGCGCGGGGATCACGTCGTCCACGATCCGCACCGTCGTCAGCTCGCGCCAGGTCTTGTCCGCCGCCCCGCCGGTGGTCGTGCGCGTCGTAATGCCGCGCACGATGCTCACCTCGCCGCTTACACACTCCAGCGGCGTCACGCCGCCGGTGACCAGGGTATCCACCTGTGTGTCGTCGTAGCTCGCGCTCAGGCCCGAAAAGCCCGCGAGCACCGCGCCGTTCACCGGCACGGACGGGTCGCTCTCCCCCGCGATGACTGCGGCGGCTGCCGCCGCCATACGCACATCGCCGGGCGCCGTGAGCACCATGCGCTCGCTGTTGAGCTTGCCCGCGCGCTCCACGAGCTTCGCCGCCGTCTCGCTCGCGCCGCCCGAAACCACGCCGATGCGCTCCCTCTGCGCGCCCGACGCCTTCTCCACGCTCGCGCGCAGCTTGAGCTGCACGTCCACGCTCGTGCTGTCGCACACGATCACATCGACCGCCTCCTGCTCCAGCGCGGCAAAGGCCGCCTCATAGCCGGTCGGCGTCGCCGCGGATACCTTCACCGCCTTGACCACCGCCGCGCCGTTGCGGTAAAGCGCCGCAAGCAGCGCCGCCATGCCGACCGTGCCCTCCGCGTCCTCGCCGAAGGCGCTCACGCCCTCGGCGTAAGAGGTCAGCGTCACCACCTCATTGGCCGTGCCCGTCGTGCTCACCGCCGCCGCGCCGAGGATCCTCGCGGTCTTTTTCCCGCCGATCACGCTCGAGGCGTCGTAGGACGAATACACGCCCGGGTGCTCATGTACCACCGTGTTGCCCACCTACTGCATCACACCTTTCAAAATAAAATCCGTCAGCACCGCGCTCTCCTCGTCCGCCGTCGCCACGAAGTAGGCCGTGCAGCGCGCGGTGCCCCGCCGCACGAACATACCGTACTCCTCGTCCCACTCCGTTTTCTCCCAGCTCAGCTCATCGAGCGTCAGCCCGTCGGCAAGGCCGTCCAGCAGCGCCTCGCTCACGGTCTCCGCCGTCTGCTCACAGCCGCGCGCCCCCTTGCGCCGCGGCGCGTAAACGTCCAGCGACGCCGCCATTTTGAGCTTCCTGCCGTACACCTCGACCGTCCGCCCGCTCTCCGCGTCGTACCGCTCGCCGAGATAGTTCATCAGCCCCGCGTGCGCCAGCTCCGCCTGCTTCGCGCCGACGGCGACCACGCTCCCGCTCCTCTCGCGGAAGCGCTCGTCCTCATAGGCCTCCGCCGCGTCAAGACCGGCGGCCTTCAGCCGGCTCACGATCTCCGACCGCACCTGTCCCGCCGC